AAATATGAGCGTTACAAGACAGCCAGGTACATGAATCATTCAGACACTCCAAATGCCGTGGTTGAGTTTGATGACTGTGGCAATGGATGTATTAGGATACAGAAGCACATAAAATCCGGTGAGGAAGTGCTCACGGATTACAACGATAACATGAGAAAGTCACTGGAAGCATCGAAAGCATTTTATGGCACGAACCAAAGGTAGTAAGAACAAGGCTAAGGCTGTGGTTGTGGATGTCCCGGTAGTTCCGGTGGTTGTGGCTACGCCGCCGCCTCCTCCGCGCATTGAGCTTCCTATGGCTCAGGCTAAGAGCCCGGATGAGATCCGCAGCGAGCTTAGTCAGTCGTTTATTCCGAGCACGGGGCCGGGCACCGCTGCTCTTAATGAGAACATGTCGCAGTTGGGAGAGGAGCAATATGCACAATTGGAACGAGATGCGGCTGTGGATGCTTCTATTCGCGCTGTTAGTGGCGGTAAGGTTGGAGCGTGGACGCAGGCCGAGTACGAGGATACGAAGCGAAAGTACGCTGCTCAGGGCATTCCGGGCTATGAGAAGTACGCTCAGCCGGCTCAGACGCAGGTTCTTCAAGGGCCGCAGTTGATTAACGCCATCATCGAGGAGTGGCAGCGGCTTCGTCTTATCACGCCTGAGTTTGAGCGGGACTGGATGGATGAGCTTATCCTCGGCAAGAAGACGGACTATAGCACGGTTGTTGAGCCTAAGGTTGACCGTTCGTTCTCTAATGATCCGAATGACGTGGTGAAGGTGCATGTTGTCGCGGTGCCGATGAACCCGTATTTCGTGTTCGTTCGCCCGGTTGGTGTCCCGGCTGGCGTGTTCGATGGGCAGTTGTCCAAGGCGCGGGCCAAGCAGTATCAGGTTGGGCAGGTCGTTTGGGCGCGGGTTACGGACGTTAATGGAGTGAAGAAGTACGACCTCTACGGCACCTACAACCACAACGGAGAACGCACCGCTTGAGCGAGGTTGTTGATCCTCTGACCGGAAAGCCTGAACGCATACGCCAGCGGCGTAAGGTGTCTCAGGTGATTAACGCTGCTGTCGTGGCTTTGGCGTCTTCGGACGCTAAGGCTGCGGAGGTTTCCGGGCTTGATAGGGATGCTATTCGCGGGGAACGCGGAGGGCTTAAGAAGCTGGCCGGCATGACTGTCGAGGAGTACCAAGAGCGGGTTGGTGCGCGGGTGGATGAATTGCTGGACTTGGCTATCAATCAGGTGAAGGAACAGATTCCGCAGATGCGCGGAAGCTCGTCAGCCATCGCTCTCGGCATCCTCATGGACAAGAAGAAGCAACTTCTAGAGATGTCCCAGCCGACGACGCAGACACAGCACAATACGGTGGTTATCAACGCGGCTTCCAAGGAAGAGTTGATGGCTATGCTCACCGGCAAACCTGTAGAGAAGAAGGTTCATGGCATACCGAGCTAACGCTACTGACTTCAAGCCTGAGTTCGGGGTGATGTATGACCCCAGCATTGATGATCGCATCAAGGAACTAGACGAGGAAGGACTCCGTAAGCTGGTGCTGTTTAAGCAGGCGCTACAGCCGGGAGTGCTCTGCACGCCGGCCATGTGCCAGCACTTCCTTGGGGAAGACTTGGCCTACTACGCGGCTAAGACGATGGTTGAGCATAATCAGCAGATTGATGCTATGGAGTGGGGTTGGTTGCTGCCGAGTTGGAAGGCATTGATGGATGATTGGCAAAGTGTTGGTACTCAAGTAGTTCTGGGTGGCAACCGGTGCGTGCGCGGCGACACAATCATCTACGACCCCGTTCTGAAGCAGAGCCGTAGGATCGACCAAATAAAAGGCCACCACCACGTCTATGCGTGGGATGGCCAGAAACTTGTTATCGCTGAAGCTGAAGAACCTTTTACGAAACCGGAAGGTCAGATGTTTGAGGTTGTTCTTTCAACAGGTCAAAGGTTCGTTGCGTCTGCTGAGCATCGAGTTCTTTCTTCCGACGCTTGTTGGCGGCAGATTTCTGAACTGCAAGTCGGAGACGAGCTTTGCCATCCTCAGTCCATTTCGGGCAGCGACCAGTCAACTCATGGCGGAGGTGCTCAGCATTCGTCTGGAAAACCATTAGGTTCTCAATGCGGTTATCATTCCGAACGCCGTTCACATGATGAACAACCTCATTCGGAAGCAGATACCGACCAAGCGACTTCTCAACAACTAGACGATGCTCCCAAACATACTTATGTTTTCGGTAGTATCCTCCATTCGCCTTGGCTTTTCGCATCTCATTCACACGATGGCATTCAGGATGGTCAGGCTGAAAAACCTTCACATACCCGTGCTTGCAATGTAGGATTCCTCCGTTCCACTCTGGGTGGCCTTCTCCTGCTCGCGGACCAGTTCTTTGGCACACGATATCGTTCTTTTTGCAGACTTTGTAGATCAGTTTTGCGCTCACGCGAGGGTCTAGGTTCTTTGCAAGGTAGTCAGCAATCTGTTGCTGTGTCTGACCTTCATAGATCCAAGCCCGAATTTTCTCCACCGGATAGTTTATCTTGTTGTGCGTTGACATACGTCAGCGAGATAAACACGGTGGGAATAGATGTCAAGTGGGACATGACTGTTCCCGCCTATGGTAACTATTATGCTGGTGGCGCGATTCACCATAACTCCAGTAAATCTGTGTGTCTGTCCCGTATCTGCATGTGGGCATTGATGACCATCCCAGAAGCCCGCATCCGCGTCTATCACGTCAACGAGACTAAGAGCATTACGGAACAGCAGCAGCTTATCTGGGAGGCGTTGCCAAAGCGGTACAAGGAAGGCGGGAAGCGTAAGGGCGTGAACTTCTCTATGCAGTTCAGCCAGAAGAACGGGTTCGCCGGCAACAAGCTCATCCTTCCTCCGCAGCCGGGATACTCTCGCGGCTCAGAGATGATCTTTAGCAACTACCAGAGCTACCGCAACGACCCGCAGGTGGTTGAAGGCTGGTGGGCGCATGTCGTGTGGTGCGACGAAGAGGTGCAACAGAAGATGTTTGAGCGGCTCCTTACCCGTCTGTACGACGTGCGCGGGCGTATGTTCCTGACGTTCACGACGATTCAAGGCTGGAGCCCGCTGGTGAATGACTTGCTCGGCAAGACCAAGACGCTGGAGAAGCGTAAGGCTCCGTTGCTCAAGGACCGTGAGATTCCAGTGCTACAGGAGTCTCTTAACCGCGCAGACACACGCATTCGCTACCTCTGGACTCAGGATAACCACTTCATTCCCGGAGACACCACTAGCCGGCTGATTGGTCGCCCGGAGAATGAGATCCTTTCGGTGGCTTATGGAATCCCAAGCAAGCCTTCCTGCTCTCCGTTCCCTCGCTTTGACCGCGATGTGCATGTTATCAAGGACGACGAGATGCCTTGGAAGCGTGAGAACGAATATGAAGATCCGATCAAGTACACTCGCTATCTGGTTATTGACCCTGCCGGGAGCAAGCCTTGGTTCTGCGTCTGGTTCGCCGTTTCCTCTAATGGCATCATCTACGTCTATCGTGAGTGGCCGGACATTTCATGGGGCGTATGGGCAGAGCCGGGCGATGACGCACAGATTGGTAAGCCGGGACCGGCACAGAAGCCTAATGGCTGGGGCATCGACGAGTACCACGAGATGATTAAGAACGAGGAGGGCGAAGAGGACATCTTTGAACGCCTCATTGATCCGCGAATGGGCGCAGCTCTTACCCCGAAGGTTGGTGGCTCTACATCCATAATCACCGAAATGGATGATTTGGGTATGACGTTCATCCCGGCTCCGGGTTTGACCAAGGAACACGGTGAACAACTCATCAATGACGCCTTAGCCTACGATACGAGTAAACCTATCGGTGCTTTGAACCATCCCAAGCTCTACATCTCCGACAAGTGCGAGAACTTGATTGAATGCCTAATGAACTATCCAGCCAATGCTAGGCAGGACTGTTCATTCAAAGATCCAGTTGATTGTGTTCGCTATGGACTGGAAGCTGGGTTGGATTATATCGACGCCAACGGTAATAAGTCTGGCCGCACTTTTTCGTACTGAGTTGACTCTAATGCGATTCAGTCTCAACTAGATTTCAAATGGAGGATTTTTGATGGACAAAGCTACTCTTGAAGCGGCGAAACATGACCCGACGTTGCAGATTGCCCCCAAGGGTGATAAGCCGGACATCGAGGCCGTAAAGTCTGCCTATGCCTCCACTATTCGCGACGTTAGCCCCTACGTTGCACAGTGCCGCCAGAACTACGAGACCCGTTACGCCATCTGGAATGGACAATCCTCAGATAACAAGAAGCATAGCCGCGAGGACGAGCAGACAGAGCCGACTCCATGGGAGGGAGCAAGCGATCTTCGGGACTTCTCGGTTGACCGCGCCATCAATGCTAAGGTGGCAATGCTTTGTACGGCTCGCCGCCGCTCTAACATGGTGGCAGTCCCGACGAATGGTTACAATTTTGAGCGTGCTAAGTTGGTAGGTAACTTCATGCGATGGCTGACAAATTCACAAGTTCCAGAGCTAGATCGCGAAGACCAGTTAGCCGCTCAATACTATTGCGAAAAGGGTGTTACGATTACCGGCCAGTTCTGGGAAGTGCGACAGGCCAAGCGTAAGAAGAAGGTGACGATGGATGAGATCCGGCTCAAGCATCCCCAAGCTGACATTGAGCAAATCCTCGCGCATGAAGAGGGTAGCAAGGTTCTAGAGCAGTCGTTAGTTGATAAGTATTCCATTACACCTGAAGCTGCTGCTAGTGTCCTCTCGGATCTTCGTGCAGATGGTGAAGCAGAGTTCTGCTATACGCATGAGAAGGGTGTTCCTATCATTCGGGCTTACACGCTAGACGAGGATGTTTTCATCCCGGCCTACGCTACAGACCTCGAAACGTCGCCTTACGTCTTTGTCGTTCGCTACTTCCACCCTGAAAAGCTCCGCTCTTTCGTTAACACGGATGACTGGGATAAGAAATGGGTCGAGGAAGCCATCAAGACCGTAAAGGGTAAGATCGTTACGCTGACTCCTGATAAGAACATGGAGCCGATTTCGCGTAACTTCCTCTACCGCTACCAACGTTTCCATGATATGATCGGCGTGGTGTACGCCTATCAGCGTATGTCAGACAAGGACGGGATTCCGGGCATCTACATGACGGTGTTCAACCCGGATTTGCCTGCTTCTGAGGCTCACGATGGGTACGCTTGGCATGGTTTGGTCGATAGCATGGGCGGGGAATACCCGTTTGTGCTCCATCGGCGTGAGTTCTTGAGCCGCCGCGCACACGATTCCCGTGGTGTTCCTGAGGTCGGTAAGAACTACCAAGACAACCTAAAGAGCCTCCGGGACGCTAAATTGGACGCTGCAAGCATCTCAATTCTGCCTCCAATGATGCATCCGATTGGTCGCCCGCCCGATAAGTGGGGTCCGGGTGCCCGTCTTGGTGAACGCCGTCCCAACGAGTTCCATTTTGGTGACCGCCCCGCCTTTGATCCAAGCACTTCCGAGGTGGAGCGCGGAATCGAGAACCGTTTCCGTGAGTATTGCGGCGAGATGGTGCCGGGAGAGGATAGCAACATCCCTCGTCTCATCTCGGAGTTTGAGGTTGGCAACTGGCTCTCCTCGTGGGCTAAGGTGTATCGCCAGCTTTGGAAGCTCTGGCAGGTGTATGGCGATGATAACGTGCAGTTCCGCGTTATGGGCCTGCAAAAGAGCCAGCCTGAAGTGATGCGCAAGGGGGAGAGCGACGAGGATTGGGAGTTCTACCTGTCGTTCGATAGCCTCATCTTCGACCAAGAGGCGCTTACCAACAAGATCCAGAACATCATCAATACCGCAATCGCGGCTGATAAGTTCGGTCAGGTTGATTGGTCTAAGGTCTTGCAGATTTCGATGGAGAACATTGATCCCGCCATCGCGGAACAGATCATCATGCCGAAGGATAACGCTACCAATCAGGCCGTTACTCAGGTGCAGGACGACCTTACCAAGATTAGCGCCGGCATCGGTAAGAACGTTAAGCAAGGAACCCCGCCTGAGCTTATCATGCAGGTGTTGCAGCAATTCATGTCTGAGCCTGATGTTCAGAAGCGTTACGGCACAGATGAAGGCTTCAAGGCTCGTCTTGAGACTTACATCAAGGAAGCGCAGATGCAGGTAGAGCAGAAGCAGAACATCCAGATTGGACGGCACGGAACAATGCCAGCTCAGGATATGGCTGGAGGCTAACATGACAGCTTCAGTCCATTGCTTCCTCTGCCGGTGTGAGCTTGCAGAGGAAGAGTCAGAGAAGGCTTGGGATGGCACCATCGACGAGTTTGTGTGCCCCAAGTGCAGCGGAAAGATAGCACAGCTTCCGCGAGACTATTCAAATTCCATTCAAACAAAACATGATCGCACTGAGAGACAGGGACCGGATTAACCTTCAGGAAGCCATTATCCCCCTGCGCGGGAACCCAGCATTCCATG